TGTTGGTTCTGGTTCAGGTGTTGGTGTTGGTGTCGGCTCTGGTGTTGGGGTTGGTGGTTGCGGTGTCGGAGTTGGAGGAATAGGCGTTGGTTCGGGCGTTGGCGTTGGTTCTGGAGTCGGTGTCGGGTCGGGAGTAGGAGTAGGCTCTGGTAAAGGAACCGTCCATTCCCCACCGGATATATCCATAGAGTAAGTCCCAGTTGTGTCCTCATCATACGCATCCGCCCTAAGAACGTAAGTTCCAGCTTCTAACGTTTCTTGTATGTGGGAATCCCAGCAATAATTAGTTCCATTGTTATGTGAAGCTGAATCGTCATCTTGGTAAAGTAACGTTTCATTATCGTCATATAAGTAGATATAAGGGTCCGCACTATCGCTCTCCAATCCATGGTCATCGCACGTCAAGCTAGTATAAGTTGTGATACTAACTTCAGTAGTTTCTGATATTACAAAAGTAAATTCAGGTCCTTCTCCAACAGTATCTACAACTATTGTGCATTCCCAGCCATCATCAGTTGTTTCACAAACAGTTTCAGCTTGAGCTACAGGCGCAAACCATACAACGCCAAGTAATGCAGCTAATAAAGCTCTACTTAGGATTTGAAAATGCTTTTTAGTAAGCGTCAACCTCGCCATACATCTCTTCCAAGTCGGACTCGTCTGGTTCCACTCGTGTATACACCGAGCTAGATCCGTCCTTCCCTAGAATTGATGCTGCGTATCCTTTGAGCAAACTTAATACTGCAGCGCATCCACTAGCAAGTATAAGTTTCCATTCTGTTACACCCATATCTATCACTGAATTAGTGCCTAAAGTACCACCACAGGCTTGAAGAAAAGTAGCTACAACTCTTTCGCCCATATCTTTATAATCTATTCTCTTCATGACATAAGTGCCTTCCATGTTTTCGGCCCACATATTCCATCTGCCTTTAATCCAGATTTTTTCTGAAATTGCTTTAACGCTCTAAGAGTATACCATCCGAAGTGGCCGTCAACGCCAGTATTGCGAGATGGATATTTAGTTAATCTATATCCTTTGTTAGCAAGGCGGTTTTGTATTAACTCAACTTCAGGCCCTTTAGCGCCTTTACGTACCACTGTTTTCATGGCTTCACCAATATATTCAAAAGCAGAACGTTGATCTGTTTTCGCCATTATGGTAGCTCCAACTTGTGCTTTCTTTTCTTTCTTTCCTTCAAGCGCAGGAGCTGGGTACCAATCATACTTCTTAGTATCATGACGGTATCCATAAGCTTGGTGATGCCACCACTCTGAAGGTACAGTTTTAACTAGGCCATACTCTTTAGCCACTTTATTGATCGTACCTGTGGTAATGTTGCCAATTACTCTAAAATCAACAGCAAACCCATAGGCCCCTTCAGGATGATGGGGCTGCTGCATATGCCACGACCCTTGGAATCCTCCGCCGAATTTTCGGTCTGGATTCGCTACGAGATTCGGGAAAGTTCCTGCCTTGTAGCGTCGATATAAGTCTTTTTGCTGAGCATAGGTACGTACACCTGAACTAACCACAACTTTACCCCTGATACGTGGGTCGGCAAAGAATTTCTCAAGACGATATTTCATCTTAGGATGTAATTCTTTTAATCTCACCCAGTTGCCAGCGGTAGGAATACTCATTGTCCGACTTGACTTTTCATAAGATTCATTAAAGCTTCGTCAGCATCACCAAAAGTAGAAGGAGTATCTGAATTTACATTAGGGATACCTCCACCACCTACTTGACCTCCAGTGGCTGGAACTTCAATCTCTTCATTTGGTATCGAAGCTTCTCCGATTTGAACAGTATCGTTACTTGGAGCTTTATCCCCAAGTCGCTCTTGAACTATTGAAGCAGCTTTTTCTAATCGAGTAACAATATCTTCTTGAGCGTCAACTTCATTACTTGCTACTTGAAGAAGCATTTTTCCTTGCCAAGAATCTGAATCATAACCAAGTCGTGTAACAGTGTCGTTAATTACTTTAAATTGTTCTTTTCGTTCAGCGCTAGCAACACGTTCTTGACTTTGTTGCTCCACAGCCTGAACTACTCCTGTGACACGTTCCTCTAAATTTTTTGCCCATTCAGGCATATCGTTAGAGTTGCTTTCATCTGTTTCCATTTCCATTTCTTCTCCTTCATGATCTTCATTATGATCATAATCTTCTTCTACAACGTCACCGTCATAGACTACATCTTGAATCCAGTTTTTAAATTCTCTATCACCAAGATTTCCATAAGCTAGCGTAGCAAACCTTCTACCTGCTTCGCTAGGATCTTCTGAAACTAATTCGACAGAACGTAATAACCATTCTATCGCATCATTGTCCATACTACCAAAAGCTTTTTTATAAGGAGCTAATTGAGTCCTATATCTAGCAGCTTCTTCACGTAGTTTCTTTATTTCTCTTTCATAATCTGCCACATTTATCCCATCATTGCTTCTATTGTTTGATCAATCCCCATTTCTCCGCCACCTTCTGGAGGAATACCTGCTGCCATTTCAGCCGGACCTCCCCCTGTGGGTGTGGACGGAGGCGCAGGGGGAGGTCCTTGTCTTTGCTGATTAGGGGGTCCACCCATAGCGCTCATATCCATTGGTCCGCTAGCTTGTTCTGCCCTTGCTTCCATGCCAGCCATTTGAATTTCCTTAGCTCTATTTTCAGCTTGGAAGTTCTGATGCATTTGAACGTGATCTTGATATAACTTCTGGATACGTTCAGGTAATAATTCCCATCTTTGAGTAGACATAAAGGCACGATGTTCAGCAATATGTACTTGATGATCATCTTCCTTGTGCCACTCAGGATTTGTTATCTGCCCTCTAGCTAAATCAGAATTTTCACGACGAGCTTTATGAGTAGCTGGAGAAATCCCAGCAATTAGGTCCTCAGAACCTGGCAGTTCCGCTATTCGTATGTACTGCGCAGGGGATTGAATCAACCCTAATTGAAGCATTTTATCAGCTTGCTGAATCATGCCTATACGAGATCGAGGGCTAATTCCTTCTGGAGGGAGTCTTACATCAAACTCTGCAGATAAATCAGAACCTTTATGAGGAAACCTTTCAGGCCCAAAACCTGTATCAACAGTAATCGTTCTTGTTGAGGTTTGCGTCTTTTGGTAGATCTGCAAAGACATTTGGGCTACTTCCCTCCAACATCGAGCCGTCTCCTTTATCAAACGACCTGTGGGAGACGTATCATTTTCTGCCAAGATGGATAATCCAGTTCCCGACTCAATGTTAGGAGGGGCTAAACCACGAGAAACATCATGCACTCCCATGATGTCATCAATCATCATACTTGCTCTATCTATAACTTGTTCATACCAAGGTCGCATCTGTGGCTGTTCAAGGTATTCGGGCAAATCCACACCATCAGGCCAAGGTTGAAAACCTGGCTTATCCGTCATTTCCTCTACAAACGGTTCAGCACTAGCAGGGAACAAAGCCCGAATAGTGCCAAGTTCTTTAGCATGTTCAGCTATGCCTGACCATATCCCATTTAAAATAACTTGAACCTTACGCACGTCATCCATGTAGGTAGTGCCCCACCATTGATTTTCCTCAACAGTTTCACGTGCAACGGTAATATTCAAACGGTCCTCAAAAGGAAACGGCCATGCACCTTTTTGCACGACTTTCCCATCAATGACAACTTGAAAACCACCTTTGCTCTTACCTATTGGACGTTCATAATACGTAAGAACTTTTGTAAGTTCTGGCATTGTGCTATTGCTGCCCCAACTATGATGCAGCATCCTATGTTGAAAAGGAGCTAACCCTGCATGGGCATCAGCAGGTGGCTCTTTCCGCATCCCAAAAAGTGCTTTAACAGTTTTAGGAGGAAGAGCCTCAACTTTGATACACCAACGAGCTGTCTCAGCATTTCTAGAGCCTGGCTCTACCATAAACTCAGCTAAAGACAATGGCTTTACAGTAGGCATTTTAGAATCAGGATCTATTTCAACCATTAGTGCCCCAGTCCCACCTTTGCAAACGCCAGCCATATGTTCTTCTCTAATGACTTCCCATCTTTGGGAATTATGTAAATCTCTTAGAATCCCTTCTCCTAAACGTGAAGCTCTAATAGATTCGTCATCTGGACCTGTAGGAGTAATTTCGAACTTGAGCTCTCTTTGAGTCAAATTAGCTATTATTGTACGTTGGTTTGCTCGCATTTTATTAAAGACAGCTTGTACCCTGTCCCTATCTTCGACCTGTTCGCTTAAACGAGTTACTGCAGTATTCCAACGTAGCCATTGTAAACCACGAACAAACGCATGATTTAACCAGTAACTGCGAAGAGGGCCCATAATATGCTTTACAGACTCTTCGTATATTTCTTCTACCTCTGTTTTAGGTTTTGCCATTATTTACTCTTTTGAACTTCCTTAACTAAATTTAGCGCTTTTTCTAACTTTGTATAGTCTTTAGTTAATTTTGTATGGATTTTTAATAGATCACGATATTCTATTTCTAACTTTGCAACTGACTCCGGTGATTTCCACCCCACTTGTTGCGCAGCATCAGTTATACAACTTACAGAAACATCTAAGAAACCTTCTTCCTCTATTGCAGGACCTCTAAAAATTCCAGCATCGTCATCTTGTTTTGTCAAGAACGTCACGTAGCACAACCCAACATTAGCACTTTCCATGCCAAAGTCTCCACCTTCTATTAACCTAAACATAATTACCTCATCATAATTGACCAGTTATCTGGTTCTTTTGCTTTTTCTTCTAGCTGTTGCCAGCATAGATCTTCGATTGTAGGCGCTTTCTTCCTCGCAGGGGCATACGCAGGCATCGAACGAGTCATCTCCCACGCATACGCTCCAGTATCTACCATGTCATCATGTTTTGCATTTGGAAAGTTCCTATGTTCCTGTTCCCAAATATACAGCCAAGAAGCAGCTTTGGGAAACCAAACTTGCTGGTTTGTTATTCCAGCGCCATAAGGAATGGCTCTTTGGACCTTATCTCGATCCTTCGGGAAAAGAGGCCTGACGTAAAACCCACCGGCACGCTGAAAATGCTGAATAAGAGTTAAGCCAAAAGTTCTTTCTTCTATCCCCAACATTTGGACATCCCATTGCCTGCACAATCCTTGCGCCCACGTAATATGTCGAGAAGACTCAACACGCCTACGATCAACATGGACAAGGATTAAATTCTGTGAATCCCTATGCCAATCCCAAACTGACAACACACTCCAGTCAGCCCAAGTTTTAATCGATGCTGCTAAGTCAATAACGGCATACCGTTCACAATGTCTTTTAGGAATCATTAAAGCTTCGCCATCAATAAGCTCTAAACGGTACTGAGAACCAGCATCTGTCCAATGGTGATAAGGGGGAGATAAAATACCGCCAGCTTCCAAAGAAGGATTTCCTTGATACATGGCTTCAAACCACAACGGATCGTCAATACGGATCTGCTCTAACTCAGTTAACGTCTTACGAGCAGGGCAAAGAGCCTCGCCAGGCTTTCTGTCAATAACATCTTTATAATCTTCTCTAGGAAAATACTCTGTATCAAATGCAATAGCCGGCATTTCCAAAATGCACCAATCCTCACGAGGCACAGTCGATTCAGGTTCATAGATCCTACGACCAGATAGATCATCCTCATGCCACCGAGTAAACATCACCACCTCGACAGCCATAGGTTCTTTACGAGTTAACCAAACAGACCCATACCAATTGTCCTTAGAGTCCCTAGCTACTTGTGAAAGTGCCTCTTCAGAGTTTTTAAAAGGGTCATCAATAAGCCCAAAATGATACCCAGTACCAGTAAGCTTACCCCCCACACCAGCAAATCGTAATTCACCAAGCCTTTCGGTTTCTCTGATAAGTTGCCTGTTTCCTTTTGTTTTAACAAAACCATTCCTCTCATCCAACTGACGATTAATCTGCTCGCCCCATTCCCAAGAAAACTCATCAGAGTACGTAACTATAGCCTGCTTTCGATCAGGCCACCTAGACAAATACCAGCCAGGCGTATGTAAGGTAGTAATCCAAGATTTGCCGTGACGAGGGGGCGCTGAAAGGCCCAGCCGAAAAACAACTCTCTCACCAGTGTCAGGATGAAGCCCGAAAAATTCTAAGACTCCACCGCCCTCCTCGCCACTTAAAAAAACACGAAGCTCATCAGGGCCTTCTACTGGGTACGTTCCTTCTTCCGTTCGATAGAACCAATCCGCCTTTGGGCCTGGACCAGAGTGATATAGTCTGAACTCGCAAAGCGCTTGGATATAATCGGACACAACCTGCACATGCTTGTACCGTATTGTTTGAGGCGATACATAGCAGGCATAATCCAAAGGAGACGCAAGAGCAACACGTGCCGAAAGCAAATGCTCAATATACTTAGTTTCTTCAGGTGTCGCATAGTCAAGAAGCTCTAAAAGCTCCTCATAATTAAGATCGTCGTTTCTTACCACTGTTCATTTTGCTTCTAGCTTTTTTAGCTTGAGCTTTACCCTTCTTTGTATAAGGGTATTTTTTTCCTCCGACTTTAGGCATATTAAACTCCTGTTACAAATATTTTAACACTAGGTGTACCAGATGCTGCAATAGCATAAAGTTCTTCACCTGGCTGAGTCAACGTAAAAGGACCCAATGTCGCACCAGCAGCTAACGTCAAACCCTTAGAATCATCAGCAACATCAGCGCCACCAACAGTTATCTCAATAGAGCCATCTTTATTCTCAATCCAAACAAGATTAGGATGATCAATAGATGCAGCTTGCGTAGCAGTCCAAACAACCTCACGTGCAGTACTCAGCGCATTATCTTCGCCATGAACGGCCATAATTCTCCTTAACTAGAATACACCCTTAAGTTTACTCATAGATTCCTTACGATCAAGCTCTTCTAAAATATCTTCCAAAGGACGAGCCTCAGTAGCCTCCAAATAATCAGCAGCCTTCCGCAAAACATCGGGGCGATCCAAGGAATGCCCCAACACAGAATTGCAATGCAAACACAACAACCCACGAATCAAATACCGATCACCATGCAAATGATCCACATGAATCTTCCCAGTCGCCATATACGTAAAATCAGCCTCACAAATAGCACACTTAGACCCCTGAGCAGCCATCAAACGAGGCTTATGCTTAGCAATATGATACTGACGGCGCTTATACACCTTCCAACAAGGATCACAATACGTCTGATTATCCTTATACTCAGTTACCCACTCCTTACAATACCTACAAAATTTTAATTTCTTATTATGAAAATCAGAAGTCGCCATACACAAGAACA